CTTTCTCGCCTTGCGGCCCTTGCGGTCCAGTCGCACCCGTTGCACCCGTGTCGCCCTTCGGGCCTTGTATACCTTGGTCTCCCTTTTCGCCTTGCAAACCCTGCAGGCCTTGGATGCCTTGGTCGCCCTTCTCGCCTTTTTCACCCGTTGCGCCTTTCTCGCCTTGCGGCCCTTGCGGTCCAGTCGCACCCGTTGCACCCGTGTCGCCCTTCGGGCCTTGTATACCTTGGTCTCCCTTTTCGCCTTGCAAACCCTGCAGGCCTTGGATGCCTTGGTCGCCTTTTTCTCCTTTATCACCTTTGTCACCTTTGTCTCCCTTCTCGCCTTGAATACCTTTAGCTGCCGCAAGGCTCCAGTATGGCGACGTTGCCGACGGCTTCTCACCCTTGATAGTCTTGCCTATCTCGATGCCAGCGCCTATCCACAACTGACCGTCAAGGGTCGTCATGTCATTGTGGCCGTAATATGTATCGTCGGAATACGCCCCGCGAACCACAGCCACCGTCTGGCTCTCCTTCGGCGCCGCGTATGGCCTAAGAATCAGACGGTCAGTGGCCATGATGCTCTTGTCTATGCCAAACTTGTTGACGATGTTCGCCTCCGGCAAGTCATAGTTGTCGATACCCTGATAGATGCTCCATCCCAGTGACGCCACGGACAGTATCGCCACGTTCTGTTTTGCTGTGTCCCAACAATGCCCCATTCCCACGATATAGTCACCGGCATAAGGCAGAGACGCCATCGTCTCGCACACACCGCCCAGTGTCACGTGCCGCTCCGTTCCTGCCGCGTCCGTCAGTGCGATGTTCTTACTCGTCGAGTTGCTCAGCTCTATATAGTGGTAGCTCTTGCCCTCAACGGTCACCGGAGCCTTTGACACACCCACCACGAGCCGCCAGTATTCCCGGTTCTCATAGTTCGTGTAGTCCCCCGGCTTCGCTATGTTGTTCGTCTTGCACCGTGCCAGCTGACCCACCGTCCACTCGTTCTTCACGCTCTGCGATCCGTCCGTCGCAAGAAAATAGCAGCGAAATTTGTCCGCCACCTTCCCCTCCGGTATCACCAGCGTGGGCTGAGTCTCGTAGGCTGCTGCTATGCAGCTGCCATCACCGTCTATAGCCTCCACCCGGGCCACACGGTTGCCGCACGCGCTCATCACCACCGTGCCCCCGATGAAGCTCATCTCGTGCACCTCCAGTTCGGCCACGATCATCTTCATTCTCGCCACGAGGTTGTCGATCTCCAGCGTATATTTTCCCTTTGCGTCCTTGGTCAGTCCATACCCCGTGCCGTCGAAGCCCTGCCCCGTACCCTTGCTGTAGTCCGGACTCTGCAAGTATTCAGCCACCAGCTTGGCCAGAGTGGCCACGCCGTCCTTGTCGATGCCGTATGCCGTACCCTCCAGGTTCTTTCCCGTGCCCACCGTGAGGCCACCGTCGAGAGCGCTGCTGCCTTTCACCTCAGCCGCCCCCATGGTCAGCTTGTGCTCGGTGCTGTCGTCCTGGTCCTTCCTCAGGAAGATGTCAGTCAGTGTCCCCGTGGCGTTGTTGATCCACGTCCGTATCGTGTTCCACACCGAGCTGCCACCGTCTATCTCCTTGGCCGACGCAGCGTGTGTAGCCTCATCAGCACGGTTGGCATGGTCAGCCTCATCAGCGTGCATCGCATTCTGCACGTCCCCTCCCGAAGACACACTGATACCGTTGCCTGTCACGTTTCCGGATGAGCTCCCCGAGCCCTCCGTCTTCCTCTTCTTCCGTATAATGTCTATTCCTATCATCTGCTTCTCTTGTTTCTATAAACAGCCTTTCCCCCTATTTTTTGACACCGCCCTTTCGCTCTGCCGTGCCTCAGAACGTCTCCTCCAGCTTTGCCGCCGCCGACCCGTCCATCAGGTTATATCCGATGTCCCGCACATAGAACGTGTGCCCCGTCAGTGCCGGATGCGTCCATCTCGTTGTCTGCGTCACACCCATCCCCCTGCATTGTATGTTCTGCGTGAGGATGATCCGCGGCTTGCTCAGTTCCTTGTAGTAAGCGTCCACGTACAGTTTTTCCGCCTTGTCCGCCGTACCGCTTACCGTGTTCGTGACCGATGTCACGGCCAGACCGTCCTTGCCGCACACCGTCGTGTACATCAGTTTCCCCGACATTCCGTATTTGGCAATTTCCTCACCCGTGAATCCGCTGTGGATCTTCATTTCCAAGTCATCCTTCTTGTTGTAGAACTTATGGCTCGTACGGCTCATGTACACGATGTCCTCGTCCCCGCTGTCCTCCACGTCCGAGTACACCTTCACCGTGAAGTCCTTCACGACGATGCTGCTCACGTGGGCCATCAGAGGAATGTCGTCCGTTCCGTATTTCGTGTGCCTGAACATCGTATGGTGCCTTGTCACGTGGTAATGGGTCCACACCGGATTATCTATCCCTAACACCTCAAAGATCATGTTCCCGTGCAACTTGGCGTCGTAGGGCAGTGGTATGGCCATGCCCTTCTCTGCGTCTATGTTCGTCGTATAGTCAAAGTTTGTGGCGATGCCGAAGTCCGTACCGATCAGCTTGTCCCCGATCTTCGGGTCTATACCGATCGTGAACGTCTGCTCCAGATACTCGTCCGTGTCCGTGCATTCCGACGGTGCCTTGTATGTCCTCCACGAGAAAGCGCTGATAGCCCCGTTCTTGCTACGGTCCTCCACCAGCACCTTGTCACCGATCCTCAGCATACACCAAAGGACATCCACCTTGTCCACCTCGTCCTTGCCGCTTGCGCTCTTGTACTCGTATTCCTCCGGCCCGTCCTCCGTATAGGGGATCCAGCCCTTTCGTGTCCCCGTCTGCGCTCCCTGCTTCCACCATTCAAATGCCAGGTAACGCCCGTCCTTGTTCACGCGGCTGGGAGACAGGTTGGCAAGATTCTTTGTGCTCGCTCCTACGTAAGGGATGATTTTGTAATCTGAGTTATAATTGTCGAAGAATGCCTCACCGTCGCTGTATTTCCTCACCTTCTCCACCTCAAACGCTGTCACCATCCGAGGGCAGAGCGTGATCGTGCCGTCGATGACCAGATAGTTATGGTAGCCGCCCGTAGCCTCATCCGCAACGCTCGGGCTGAACACCGATGAACTGCCTCCACCCGTGTAGCTCATCAGAGGCATGGACCCTTGGATGTCCGAGTCGGTAGGGTAGGGCGACGCGTCGTCCCCGTTCCCGTTCACCGAGATCACAAGCTCATCCTGCATGCTCACGTTCGCCTGCTTCGACCTGTCGCCCGTGCCCGGCTTGTGGTCCACCTTGCCCACTTGCAGCAGCAGAGCACCCAGACCGTTCCGCAGCTTGTCCGTCACATCCTCCGGGTACGTCAGCCCCGTCTCCGTCGCCCAGTCTTTCACCGCCGTGCCTACGCCGCTGCCGCTCCCTATCTTCCAGTACACGTTCCGCATCACCCTCACCAGGTAGTCTTTCCACACCTGAGAGTCGAATCCGTTGTCCTCATGCTTCTTCACCAGCGACCAAAACGCCTTGGCGGCATGTTGACCCTCACCGTCGGCCGCGTATTCCGTACAGTAGTATTGACGTGCTCCCATGGCCGGGATCTTGCCCGACGAGTCCAAGGGCGATTTTAGCACCGTCTCCGATCCTTTTGGAGATACCGTCAGACTCAGCTGGTTGTATATCTCCTGCACGTCAAGCTGTGTGTCCATATCCTCCACATTCAAGGCCGTCAGACCCGTCGGTACCCCCGTGCATGAAGGCAACAGCGCAGCGCCCGTCACATCGCCTTCCCCTGCAAGCAGCGTCCACTTCGTCGTCCCTGCCCGCAGCGTGTCCCATGAAAAAATATAAAAGTCCCTCCCGTACTGCACGATATGCAGATCAAGGAATTTGAGCACAGCCTCAACAACGTCACGGTACGTCACCGTATCGTCCGCGCTCTCTTCCAAAAACGCCATGTCGCTCACCCTTAGCGCGTCAAACACCGTGTCCGTCGCCCCCGTGCTTGTGTCCGTGCTTGCGCCCGTTGTCCCCGTGCTTGCCGTGCTTGTGTCCGTGCTTACGCCCGTTGTCCCCGTGCTTGCGGCGGTCGTAGCGTCGGTAGTTCTGGTAGTGCTGGGTTCCGTAGGCTGCTGCTTTGCAGCGGCGCCCCCGCTGTCGCCCGTTGTCCCCGCCTCTCTCGACGCGTCCCACCATACGTTATAGCTTCCTCCGTCCGTGCCCTTGCTCAGTGCCTCCAGCAGCAGCGTCTTGAAGCTCCTCATTTTCGCCTTCTCCGCTACCGAGTTATACCCCGTCGAGTTGTTCACGTCCAAGAAGTTGCTGTACTGCGTCGCGCTCAGTGAGTCCACGCATTGCAGCGACAGATCGTCATACACCTCGTTGAATGGCTGGCTCAGCGTCCTTGGCTCCAGCCATCCGCTGAACACGCACACGCCGTTCACGCTCACCTCCACCTTGCCGTCCTTGTATTCCTCAGTGAACAGCTGAGCCACATACTGCCTTGTGTGTAGCGCTATCGTGCACGAATGCTGTTGGCACACATCCAGCGAGTCATTCACCCCGCTGTCTATCACCACCGTGTCGTCAGCCGCGAACTCCAGCACCCCGTCAGGCTCGATGCTCATGTCTGCCGCCTTCGATCCCGCCACGCTGATCGTCACCGTCACCGTGTCTCCTTTCCTGTTCACAAAACTTCCTTCTATCTTCATCCCGTGTCTCCTGTTGTTTTGCTCGTTTATGTTCTGTCCGTCTTTCACCTTGTGCGCCAGCCGTCCGGTTTCGGTATGCGTCAGCCGTCCGCCTTCGGTATGCGTCAGCCGTCCGGTTTGCCGCGCCTGTGGCGAGGCCTTCTCGCTCTTCCGTTCTCTTTGGTCGGCTCCGTTCTGTTCGGCGGCTTACAAGCCGCCGCGTCCCTCCCTGGTATGCGTCAGCCGTCCGGTTTGCCGCGCCTGTGGCGAGGCCCTCTTGCCCCTCACCATCGTTTTCCTACCTTTGCCCCCAGTGACCGTGTGTTGCTCCCCATGAGCTCCATGTCGTTGCCCTTGAGTTTCCCTTCCACGCGTATGGTGATCCCCTGCGTTCCTCCACCGAGACTACCCACCTGAGGCCTTACCTGCTCCGTCCGTGGCAGTCTTGGCATATAGTTCCCGTTGGCGATAGCGTATAGCCTCCGTTGCGGTGCCGTGTTGAAGATCATCTCCCCGGCATTGCCACGGAAAAGCAATTTGTCGCCACTTGATGTCGGGCCCGTCAGCACACCACCGCTCGCATAGCCTTTCAGTGTCGCTATCGTACTCGCCACGATGCCCAGGCCACCGGCCACCGCTGCCACCCAGCCCCATGGACCCAGTTTCGCGCTCTCCGCTGTATACGTAGCAAATCCGAGAACGATCTGACCGATAGCCGCCATCACAGCGCCTGCCTTGGCCGCGTCGCCCTGACCGCCTATCTGTTGCAGCGCGCCGCCTATCGAGGCCAGACCTGCCGCTCCCGCTGCCGCGTAGCCGCCCATGGCGTTGAAGCTCTTGCCGCTGCCGTCCGTGTCGTTCTTCGCCTCCTTGCTTGCAGCGTGCACCTGCTTCAAGGCGCTCACCATGTCTGCGATACCGCTGCCCATTTGGTTCGTCCCGCCGTACGAAGATCCAAGGTTCTGAATAGCCTCACGTGCCTTGTCTATCTCGTCCGTCTCTACCTCCAGCCTCACCGGCTTGATGTGGGCGCCCAGTCCCGACAGCTCCCTGTTGATCTCTGCTATGCGCTTCCGGGCCTCATCCTTTGAAATAATCCCCGCATCGTACAAACCCTGTACGTTCGACGCCTTCTGCTGGGCGTTCTGATAGCTCAGACGCTTATCCGCCTCCGAACCCTTCACGATATACGACGGCTCCACGTCCGCCGCTATGCTCACCTCGCCTTTCGTCGCCACGTCGATCTCGTGCTGTATCTCGTCAACCTTGGCCGATGCCGTCACCCGAGCATCTATCGTCGTGGCGTTGTCCATCTGTTTCTGAGCCTCGTGCAGACTGTCTTGCAGCTGCTCCACATAGCTCCTTGCCTCCGTCTTCTCCGGCTGCTCAAGGCCTATCCTTACCTTCAGCGCCTTGCTCTTCTCTTCCAGATCGGCATATTGAGCCTGTAGGCCTTTTGCCGTAGCCTCATCGTTCGTGGCGTATATCTTCTTTCGCAGAGCGCTCATCTGTTGGTCATACCAGTCCAAAGACCCCATGAGCGCTTTTTTCTCCGTCTCCGTGTTCACGCTGCCGCCCCGGCCCGTGGAGACACGGCCGCCACCCGTTGAGACTCTCCCGCCTCCCCCGCTGCTCTTATACGGCCGTAGTCCCTTGTTCGCCCTCGCCGATGCCGCTGCCGACCGTCTGTTCCACCTTCTCACGCGCTCTTGCGAGGCTCTCAGTGCTCGCTCGTCCGCTTGTGTGGCCCTGCTCGTCACCTTGATGCCACCGTTGTCAACCAGCATGTCCAAAGCAAGGTCGTCGGCGGTGTGACCCGTGTGGTGCTGCTGCTTGTAGTTCCGCTTGTCCCTGGAGCGGTCCTTGGTCACCTTGTCCTCGAGTTCCAGTGCCTTCTGCATCTCCTGCTCGGCAAGGGCTGCCGATGCCGCTGCCTCTGCCCTGGCATACATCGCGTCCTGAACGCTCTTTGTGTTCCTGACAAAGAAACTCTCCGCCTGACCCACGCTGTCTATGCTCACGCCCAACTGTTGGAAGGCGTCCCTGTTCGTCTTGATAAACTGGTTCTTCTCGTGCGCCGTCTTGAGCGACTTCCATTTCGTCTGTAGCTCCTGATATTTGGCCAGTGTCGGTGCAAGTGACTGCTGACGCTGCTGATCAAACGCGCTTCCCGTCTCCTTCACCTTCTGGCCGAGATTCTCCGCTGCGTCACTGCCCCCCATGAGCTTCTCCATCAGCCATTCCACTGCCACGCTCAGTGCCGTAATCGCCGCGCCGACGATAGTGGCCGACAGCAAGCCACGGATCGCCCATTTTAGTGTGGTCGCCCCTATGGCCGCTCCGTTGAACGCAGCCGTCAGGGCGTTCGTCATCGCCGTTGACATCACCGACCGCGCTGCCCATGCCGCTGAGACTGCCTTTGCCACTCCCATTGCCACGACCAGCGCACGCACTGCCGAGTAGAGACGGGCCACTCCGTTAATCGCAAGACCTATCTGCGCAAACTGGTTCAGCATCCCTTGAATGGGAGACAACAGCCTGCCGATTGCCATCTCTATTCCGGCAAACGCCATCTGCGCTTTCTTCACCTGACCCGCGTCCGTCTTCGCCAACTCCGCGTTCATGTTGCCCACGTTGTCCGTGATAGCCTGAGCAAGCGTCGTGGCCCTTGTGTATTCGTCCCCCGTCTTGATCAGCTCCTTCTGATGGTCGGTGAGCGTAATGCCCACGCGGGTCAGTGCCCCAACGTTGCCCATGAGAGCCTTGCCCATCAGGTTCGCCACGCCTACAGCGTCCTCGCTCGTCGCGTTCAGCCCTTTCTGTTGCGCCAGCAGATTATTCATTGCCGGCAATAGCGTCATCAGCGTACTGCGTTGGCTCGCGAACGTGGCCAGCTGTTGCAGACCGCTCTTCTGCACCGTACCGCTCACAATGCCTAACTTCGTCTGTGCTGCCACCGCACCGTTGATAGCCGCCGTGTCCGCCTCCGTTGCACCCATACGCTGACGCATGATCGTCGTCAGCTTCGTCTGAGCCTCAGCGGCTGAGTTCGCCTTCGAGATGTAACCGTTCATCAGACCGCTCAGAGAGCCAACGGCATCACTGATGTTCGTGTAGGCCTGCGTCAACTGGTTCAGACGGATCATGCTCTCCGACAAACGCTGACTGCCCGTCTTCGCCGCCATAAGGTTGCGTTGCAGCTCCTTCACGCTCTGCGAGGCCTGCACTACCACGTTCTTGCCGTCTATGTTCAGCTTTATGTTAAATTTGATGTCCTTTGCCATAAATATTCTGTTTTGTCAACAACACTTTTGACGTTTATATTTATCTTTGCACAAACAAAGCCATTGACTTATGAGTATCAAATCAGAAAAACAAGACGAGAAAAACAGAAAAGCCTACGAGACCGTGCACGCTGCGTGTTCCATTCTTCTCATCATCGACCTTTGCGTCCTCTTCGTGGGGCTCTGCACCCTCAACACCGACTTGGTTGTCTGGTGCTTCTTCATCGCTCTCTTCCTTGCCGCGCCTGTCGGATGGATGGGACTTGGAAGAACAAAAGATCTTGAAAGCGGATCCACGCCTTGGTGGTGGGGTGGGCTCTGAGTCACAGACCCATCTTTTTTGCACGTCTCCACGCGGCCGCCTCTATCTCTGACTCCAAGTCCTTCTCCACGAAAGCCAATGACTGAGCCTCAGCACGGTCTATGATGTCGTATTTCGGCATACGCCCGCGGTAGGCACCTTTTCTTCGGGTGTGGCCGTGATCCTTGCCGCCCCAGTTCTTGCGGCCGCGTACCGCCGTGCCCTCCGTCGCCCACATAAGCACCGGCTTAGTCTTGCCCGTTGATGTCGTGTATTGCGCGCCACGTGCTCCATGGGCGCGCGCGTCCACCATGAAGCCGCCGCCACGGCTGTAAACCCGCAACCTGGCCGATGCGCCAACCTTCCCGCCGTGTCGCAGCGTGCTCCCCGCATGGGGGCCGTCCGATGCCGTCGCCTTGGCCGCTATCTCCTCCACGATCTTCTTCACCTTGTTACCCTCCTTGCGGTAGGCACTCTTGAGCGTCAGTTTCAGCTGACGGGCGTTCATGGCGCGCAGCACGTCGGTAAACTCCTTGCCCTCAAATGGATGGTTCTCGTCGTAAATCGTTTCGCTCATAGTCTTTCTTCCTTTAATGATCGTCTTCAGTACGTTTCGCCCAATAGCTCGAGCATCTTCTCGGCCCTCGCCCTGTGTTCCGCCTTCGTCAGCCGTCTTTCTTCCTGTTCTTCGTCGTTCCGTGCCCCGTCCATGGTGTCGTCGGCTCTGTTCCGTGCCCCGTCCATGGTGTCGTCGGCTCTGTTCCGTGCCCCGTTCATGGTGTCGTCGGCTCTGTTCCGTAGGCCGCTGCTGTGCAGTGGCTTCCTATCCCGCGGCTTCTTGTCCCATGGCAGTGGCAAGAGCTTCTCCGCCGTCAGCTTCCCCTTGCTCCACGGCTGCAAGGTCATCACACCCAACAGCCTCATCCGCTCCCACCGCTCACGTTCCAGTTCTTCCTCGTGCTCGCCAAACGCCCTGGCCGCCGCGGAAAACTCGTCCGTGTCAAGTCCTAAGAAGTCATCCACCGACAGACCCATAACACCAATCCCGTAGCCCAGAAGCTCCTCATACGTCGCTACTCTCCCTTTTTTTTTGACTCCTCGTCCCCGCTGTCCGTCAGCGCGCTCAGCTCGTCAGCCCAAGAGAGGATCGTGTCCACGTCCACCGAGTCCATGAACTCCTCCAGCGTATAGGGAAAATCCACCTTATCCTTGCGGCACGCGCTCTTCACGCAACCATAGATAAACACCGTCATCTCCACAGGGCTCTCCTGGTTCATCTCCGACGGATCCTTGCCCGTCTCCTTCTTGAAGATGTCCATCGCTCCCATCGTCGCACGCATGGGATATTCCTTGCCCTCTACCTTAATCTTTTTTGTTTTCATACTTCTTTTCCTTTTTTATTTTCCTTTTTTATTTTCCTTTTTTATTTTTTATGCGTCAGCCGTTCGGTTTGCCACGGCTGTGCCGTGGTCCTTCAGCTCTGTTGTGTCCTTCTCGCTCTTCCTTCCTCTCGTTCTCGTTGTGCGTCAGCCGTTCGGTTTGCCACGGCTGTGCCGTGGTCCTTCAGCTCTGTTGTGTCCTTCTCGCTCTTCCTTCCTCTCGTTCTCGTTGTGCGCCAGCCGTTCGGTTTGCCACGGCTGTGCCGTGGTCCTCCCGTCATTCCGTCTTTCCGTCTTTGTCCGTTGTTCTTCTCTTCTGTTTTCCTTTGCCTTTCTGCCGTCTCTCTCCGTCCCTTTGCCTTCTATGTGGCTCCGTTCTGTTCGGCGGCTTGCAAACCGCCGCAATACAAAAAACGGGGCGGGCAGTCTCTCGCCGCTCCGCCCCTGGATGATGAAAGAATAGCTTTTTTATGCCGCCGTCTCCGTGATCTGAGTCTCGTCGATGGTATCAGGCTCGCCCGCGTTCTTCAGCGTACCCTTGTACGTCGTGTCATCGTTGGCCGGTGCCTCTTCCTCCACCTGAGTGATGACAAACTGCCCGCTCAGGTAAGGTGTCGTCGCGCCACGCTCCATACACTTCACCTTCACCGGCTTGCCCGTCTTCCATGCACCAAGCAGCTCCTTGGGGCCAAACTCCGTCTCGTTGTAGAAGGCGAGACCCTCGAAAGAGATTGAGACCGAGAGGCCCGTAATACCCGTTGACTTCCATAGACCCGAAGACAGACCCTTGCTCGCCTCAGGCTTCACCGCACGGTCCTTCGTCTCCGTGTCGAACGTTGTGGTGTGACTGGTACAGTGTCCGATAGCCTTATCCCCGACATACAAAAGCATGTCCGAGCCATTCACATACCCACTCTTTACCGTTCCTGTTGATGTTCCTGTTTCTGTCATAATTGTTTCTTTTAAATGGTTTATCTATATTGTTTCTCCGTTACTATTTCCTTTCCGCCTCCTTCTTCTTGCCTCTCATCCCCTCTGCCACAGCCTCAACGATACCGTGGATCTTCTCCGCGTCCTGCACCCCGTACGTGTTCGCTATCGCCTTGGCCACCGTCAGAGGATCCACGTCAAGGCTTTTTAACTGCTGCATCTTCTCATGTACCGACACCCCCTCGATGACAACCTCCCCCACGCACATCAGGATACTCGCTATCGGCACCGGCACAAAGAAGCTCAGACAAGCGTCAATCATCACCGCAAAGAAATACAGCGTCAGATAGCACTTGTCCTTGCTCACCGTCTTCCTCAGGCCAAAGCTCGTCGTCTTGAACTGTCCGATCTTCTTGCTCGCCCTGATGCCCCAGTGCAAGTCTATCATCGAAGCGATGATGACCAGTATCGCCATAATCGCTATCGTCAGCATCCATATACCCGCCTTGTGATAGTCACCGTCCAGCATAAAGCTGATAAACATCGTTGTTTCCGTCATTACTTCTTCTGTTATTTGTTTCGCCGCTTCCAATAACCCATGATAATAACCACAAACGTCACCGCTAACACGAACGCCTGTACGGCAAAAAACGCCCTACTCTGCCAGCCGGTTCCCCCTCCGGAATGCTTCCCTTCCTTCTGTGGCCTCATCCTCACGCTGTCCGACCTCACCGCTGCTGCCGAGTCCGCCCTGCTGAACGTCCGCTCGCTTCTGTCACTTGCGTATCTGTCCGCACACACCGTCCGCCAGCGATCCACATACACCGTGTCACCCTGTCGGCGCACGGTCACGCTGTCTTTCTCCTTCACGCTACTGTAGCGTATGATCGTATCACGTACCGTATCGCACACCGTACGCATACGGTCCCGGTATTCCGTCCGAGTCTTCTCCACCGGCACATAACGTGTCGTCGTACATCCTGAAAGCATCAGCACGAGAGATACCAGCCACACCACCTGCGCTATCACCAGCAGGCACCCACCAATCATCTTCAGACGCTCACATTTCCTCCATCCGTCTCTTCCCTTGTCGCTCATTCCGTATTCCATGTCTTTTCTTTATTTATTTGTTTCCTTCCCCCAGTATTGCGTGAAAAACTCCGTCACTCATCACTTGATCACCATCTTCGCCCGTCCCAAGTATTTCAGTCTGTCTTCCAGTCCCTTCGTACCACCGTTAATCCGCTTCGTGATCGCCGTGAGGCAATCCGCATCCGCCAGCTCATTCAGCCCGTGCATCTTCCACCACCAGCAAGCGCTCATCGTCGCCCACTGAAGCAGTTCCAGCCAATCAGGATGGCCCTCGAAGTCTATCCCCGTGCTCTTGCTGATCTGATGGTAGTTAGCCCGCCCCGTGATCTGTATCAGTCCGCGGCCCTTGTACCGCACGCCGTCACCCTTCTTCGTGTTTCCCAGGTCCTTCCGTCCCTCATACTCCGCGCCGCTTGCCAGTTCCCTCGTATATCTCAGCTCCCCGCTCTCGTGCGCGATCTGAGCCAAAAAGTGACAAATCCGCATCCTGTTGTCGATCCCGTATCTCACCATATACCGTCTCAGGTAAGGCAGAAACACGTCCGCTCTGCTTCGTGCGTTAGGCATGATGCCCAACAGCTGTTCTCTTGTAATCTCCATTTCTGTTGTCGTTATTGTTGTCTTTTCTTGTTTCCTCCTTTGTCTTTCCTTGTTTCCTCCTTTGTCTTTCCTTGTTTCCTCCTTTGTCTTTCCTTGTTTCCTCCTTCTTTTCTTGTTTCCTCCTTTGTCGCTTCCCTTCTTATGCGTCAGCCGTTCGGTTTGCCGCGCCTGTGGCGAGGCTCTCTTGCCCTGTTGCGTCCCAGGGGTGTGCGTCAGCCGTTCGGTTTGCCACGGCTGTACCGTGGTCCTCCCGCTCTGTCGTGTCTTTCTCGCTCTTCCGTGCCCCTTCTGTCTATATCTTGCACTCGATCGTCAGATCCTGCCGATAGCAGTCCGCGTCCCAGCTCTCCTCGCAGTCTATCATTCTTGTGCAGCCCACCATCATGTCGAAGCCGTCCCTTTCCTTCGTGCACTGGATCGTCGTATGCTCCAGCGCCGCACGGATCCGCTCCATCAGCTCCACGCCCTCGCCGTATTCCTTCGTGAACACGCTCACCTCTATCGTACTCGAGTCAAATGCCGTCGAACCCTTCACGTTCTCGCTTCTGATCCCAGTCCGTCGGTACACCACAAACGGCATTTCCGCGTTCTCGTCGCTCACCACCGGGTAGATCTTCTTCACGCTATTTCCCAGTTCACCTTTCAGCAGAGCGAATACCGCCAGTCCTGCCGACAGCGAAGTCCTTTTCACATCTTCTTCCATCGTTTATCTCCTTCTTTTTCTTAGCTCATCAGTTCCCCGATGACCTTCATCTCCCCGCGTTGCCGGTAACGCTCGATGCCCGTGATCCGGTACATCCGCCCGTCCCATTCCATCCGCGAGTATTCCTTCACACTATCCGTGTACCGCATCGCAAACGTCACTTGGCTCTTATACACCGCCTCGCCATTCTGAACGCCGAACCCGCTGCTGCCATAGCTCACGCGAGCGTACCGCAGTCCCGTCTTCTTCCACGTCGTCTTGCTCGCGCCGTAGCCGTCCGTCTGCTTCTCTGGGCTCCATATCGTCACCCGTTCATTCATCAGTCCCGCTCTCATAACTCTTCACCTCTCAACTCTCAACTGTATTTCACGTGCCGTCTCACCAAGTGCCAATAAAACGGATCCGGATGAAGCTGCGTCGGGCTCTCCGTCTCACGGTTCTCGTACGCCGTAGCCGCCAGCATCAGACCCGCGCGCATCAGGTCCCCCGGCAACTTCCCGTCCTTGGCCACCTCATCGAGGCTCTCCACTTGCAGGTCCTTTGCCAATGCAGCCTCAGCCGTAGCGATACACTGCTCCAGATATTCCTCGCTTGCGTCCGCCGTGTCTATTCGGCTGTGTTCCCTCAGAAATGCCGTCGTTATATATTTCCCCATATCCTTCAAGTCTAAAAAAAGTGGCCGCAGGACACAGCTGGGCTTTCATCTCCCGCTCCGTTGCTGCGGCCACACAGAAAAACAAGATTATATATTTAATAAATTCTCTGCATCCGTTTTCTTCCCGCAAGGGACGTTCCTTCCGCAAGGTTCAGTATACCGCTGTTCAGCAGCGGCCCCTTTCTTACGCAGTCGTGTAAGTGATCTTTCCGAACGCCTCCTGATAAGGAGCGAAGAAGTCCCACTCTGAGTTGATCACGATGCTGATCACGTTTGCGCTCAGCACGTTCACAGAGCCCGTGTCCACGCCCATCGTCATGTTGCCGAACTGACCCACCAGCGCATAGCCGAAGTTGCCGTAGTACACCGTACCATTGGACACAAGGCTGTTGGCCACTACGGGCACACCGTCGATAGTGTTGGTCTGCAAGTCAAGCACAAAGCGCCCGCTGCCCTTGTCCACCGGCGTGTTGGCCAGCTGAGCGTAGGCGTCCCAGTTCATCAGGAACGCGGGAGCGTTCACCGGCACGTTGGCCGCGTTCACCTTCGAGCGAAGATTCAGGAACAAACCGCGGTTCAGCGAAGTGATGTCGCCTGCTGCCGCAAGCGTGTTGTCCTTTGTGATACCCGCAAACGGGCTTGTAGGAGCGTTGTCAGCCGGACTTGCTGCCACAAACGCCTCGTTCAGTGCCAGCGTATGCTTCACGCGCATGGCCTCCTTCACGATGCTCGTCACGGCGCCTGCCGTCTGGTTGATCGTCCTGCGGCTGATGTCCACGCGGATAGGCAGGCGGTGCGGTTTGATCGTCTTCACGCCAAACTCAAGTGTCTGAGCCTTCACGACCTCGTTCTCGCCGTACCAGGTAGCCTTCAGACCCTTCACCGTCGGGAAGTTCCACTGGCCGCTGATGCCGCTCTGAATCTTTGCGCCTACCTGACCGATCACCGTGGCTGGGGTCAGCTCCTTGATATAGTCCTGAACATACACCGGAGTGATCGACGCTGCTGTGTCTGCCGTCTGAATGGCTCCCGCTGTCGGTTCTCCTTCGCGCAGCTGAGCGTCAGCCTGGTTATAGTCAAAGCGGAAGTTTCCCTCAGCGTCACGAAGGTTCAACAGATCCTCCGGCACGCCGCGGCCGCTTGCGATAGATCGCATCAGACGGCCGAAGTTCACCTCTGCGTTGTTCTCGTTGCGCACCGACGCTGCACGGCTCTGGCGCTCCATGCTGCGCTCTATCTCATACTCGCGGCACTCCAGCGCAAGGCGGTCATCCTCACCGCGCATCTCGTTGAAGTGGCTGCGCTCCTCGTCCGTCATCGGGCGGTTCTCTCTTGCCAAAAGCCCTTGCAGCTCGCTCATCTCACTGCGGATCTCGCTTCTGCGGGCTGCTGCTTGTCTGTACTCTTCCCTTGTCATTCTATCGTCTCTTTATGGTTAATGTTAAAAGTATATAATCAAAACGTTAATTTCCGTTTCCCTCAAAAATTTGGCACCGGCTTTCTGCGTTTCCGCCTCTCCGTCCGCCTTTGTCGTCTCCGTGTGCCTCACTTTGCGTCAGCCGTCCGGTTTGCCGCGCCTGTGGCGCGGTCCTCTCGCTCTGCCGTGGCCCTTTTGCTGTGTCATGGCTCTCGCTTAGCTCCCCTTCTTAGCCTTCTCGATCAGCTCCCAGTCGCGTTTCATCTCCTCGCTTCTCGCCTCCGGCTCCGTTTTTGGTTCCTGCGCCGGCTCTTTCTGTGCCCTTGCGTCCACCTCCGTGTCCGGATATGCCGGTCGTGTCACGATGCTCACGTCCATCAAGCCTCTGATGTTGTTGATATGTCTCACCCACACTTCCTTGCCGTCCGCCTTTTCTCTTGTATAGCTCACGTCCTTGTCAGCGTCCAGCCAAAAGGCGAAGCTCATGCCGCGGAAGTCACCGCGTTTCGTCCCCTCGTAGGCAATGTCCCCATACACCGTATTGGGAGCCTCAACGCTCATCTTCACGCCATGCTCGTCACGTTCCAGCCTCAGCGTTCCTTTGCCGTCCGTACACCGGCCTATCATCTGATCATCGTCGTGGTTGATATTGCAGATCACGTCGCTTCTCAGCAGCTCATCCGTCACGGCCCCAGGCTCGATCACCTCGCGCACCCAGCCATGGTCAGAGTCCGGCAAGTCCACGCTGTTCATGCCAAACACAATGGGATATCCGGTCAGAGTGCGGGCGTCTCCTTCTGCCCGCAGCTCACCGGTACTGTTTCTTTTATATATCGTCTTTCCCATATTCCTTAATGTCCTTTATATCCTACAAATCCTTTCCGTCCCCGCTTTCGCCACCGTGCCCGTCCCCCTTGCGTGCTCCTTCCGTTCCTTTGGTGCGCTCCGTTGTGTTTGTTGGTGCGCTCCGTTGTGTTCGGCGGCTTTAAGCCGCCGCGGTGTCGCCTTTGTGCGTTAGCCGTCCGGTTTGCCACGGCTGTGCCGCGGTCCTCCCGCTCTACCACCCTCCCGCTCTTCCGCGCTTCTCTCGTTCCGTCGTGTCTCTCTGTCGTGTTGCAGCGGCCCTATTGCTTCTCCATCGTCTTTCCGCCCACGATGATCAGCTTGTCATATCCTTCGAGCGGCTTCTTCCCCAGTCGCTCCCTCGCCTCGTTGGGAGTTAGCACGCCGCTTTGCACAAGATTTTTGATGCTCGTCGCCATCAGCGTCGGGTCCGTCTGATAGTAATCGTCGAGCTTGAACCTAATACTCATCCGTTTCCGTTGGCTGCTCGTCAGCAGCTTGCACACCATCTCGCTCTGCATCTGCTTCAACAAAGGAATCAGCGTGCTCGTCATAAATATCGTCTGACTGCTCTCCGTACTCTTGTAGTTCACGTTCGAGTCCTGGAACACCTGCGTAGGAGGCACGCCAAAGAACCGGCATATCTCCATGTTCAGAAACTTCATGCTGTCCAGCAACTGCAAGTCTGCCGGTGTCATTCCCGTCGGTACAAACTTCATCGTACCCGGAATATAAGCCAGGTTATAACCGTTCATCAGCTCAGCCCGTATTCTGTTCGTCACGTCTTTCAGCTGGCTGTCGTCCACGCCACCGCCAAGACCGACCTCCACGCCGCCTTCACCCGTGATGAAGCCATGCAGCGTACTCCCCGGCTCAAACATCTCACTCTGCCGCTTATACGTCTTCATCGCTATCGTCAGCACGCGCCCCGCCAGCTCAGTCACCGGCCGACCCAAGAACCCGTCCTGACAGAAACCCTTCAAGTGAATGATCTCATCCTCCGTGAAGTCACCGAAGATCCCGTCCTTCTCGTCCGTCACCGTGTACAGCCTGTTCCACTGGTCATAACTCACCGAGCAGTCCATCGGCACGGGCACCAGCTCGGCCAACAGACCGTCACGGTACACCGGTATCACATAAGCGTCGCCCCTCATCTCTCTTTGGTACACAATATCCCAAATGAAGTCAAAGGCGTTCTGTCTGTGGTTAGGCCGCTCAGACAGCAGCTTGTCGAGACTGCCGCCCTCGTCATCCTCCCACCAGCGGTGCTCACCGTCCGTCTTGCGCTTATACACATGCAGTCCGAGACTCGCCACGCTGCCGCATTTGATTTCCAGGCACCGTTTCACCACCGCCACGCACACCGACGTAGCAGCGTCCACCATGTTTGTGCCCCATATCCCGTTCGGGATGACCACCGGGTTGAAATCCGATCCCCCGTTATCCGTTTCCGACGTTCCCCCATCAGTCACGTTCTCGCCCATTCCCAGGGCACGTTTCAAGCCTTTTATGAATCCCATCGTTTATTATTTTGCCGTTTCGTTTATTCTTTCTTGTCTACAACCCCGCCTCTTTCTATCCATCCGCCACCGTCCTGCCGCTGTGCCGTGGCCCTCTTGCCGTGCCCCATCGCTCTGCCGGGTTCTGTAAGCCGCTGCTCAGCAGCGGCCCTTCTCACACCCGCTTCTTTTGCTCGATCCCCATGCCGACCGCCATCACCGCCGTCACGCACCCGTCTATCTTCAGGTTCTCGCTTCTCTTCACCGGCTTTCTGTTCTCCATCCTGTCAACGTCCAGCACAGCGTTGTCGAAGCAGTAAGCGTTGATCGGGTTCGGATCAAACGTCATCCGGTCGTTGAGCAAGAGTTCCTCCGTTGCCTCAACAGCCTTCGTAAAGTAATAATTCGTTTGCTTATACACCCTCATGTACCGCTCGCACCCCATCGCCGTCATCGTGTTCTGGAACGTCTGAGCCCGGTTCGGGTCAAATCCCACGCCATAGATACGCAGCCAACGACCCATCCCGAAGATGTCCTGCGCGATCCGTTGATAGTCTATCGTCTCCTCGCCGCACACCTTCAACCATCCCTGGCTCACCCAACGCTGGTAAAGCTCATGGTTCGGGTGAGTCTCCAGCGTCTTTCTGGGCAGGTAATAGTCCGTCTTCACGTGAGCCGTCTTGTCATTGAGGAACATCAGGTAAGTCACGGCGCTGAAGTCGTCCTTTACGCTCAAGTCAACAGCCACCTCCGTATCCGGCCGTCCTTGCAGAGCCTCAACGTCCACCTTCCGCATGTGGTCCCGCACCTGCTTGCCCGTGATCCACGTCTCCGCCGTTCCCGTCTCGAACACGTTCAGCAGCTTCGTGCGGAATGCCCGCAGATCGTCACGGTTTCCCTGCGCCTTACGCCACATATCCTTGTACCAGTCCTCCTTCACCGTGATGCCCATGTGCGGCTGCACCTTCTCCCACGTCTTCGGGTCCCCTTCCTCATCGTCAGCGTCCGGCATGAACAGATGGGCAAACACGCGGTCATCCTCATCTTCACCACGCAGCACGCGCTCGCAGTGCTCAAGCATACCCACGAATGGACCGTTTGTCTTGTCACTCGCCGTCGTGATCGTCACCACAAGAGGATTCTCCCTCATACCCATGGAGGTCGTCAGCGTGTTGTAGAGGTCCGCAGAGTCCGCCTGGCTGTACTCGTCGTTGATCACCACCGACGCATTCAAGCCGTCCAGCGTATCGGCATTGTTGGCCAGACACTGCACAAAGCTCTCACGTGCCGGGTTGTCCTTCCATGTCACCACCTCACGGTTCAGTTTGAAATGTCCCAACCCCGGATCCATACCACGCAGCACGCCACGGATCTCCTTAAAGCAAATCTGAGCCTGCTGATAAGTGTTGGCCGTCGTATAGCACTGGCTGTTCCGGTCTCCGAATAGCAAGTCATACACTGCCAGCGAGGCCACCTCCGTCGTCTTCGAGAACTTACGCGGCACGAACAGCAGCACGTCATGGAACAGCCTGTGCGTCTCATCCGTGTAAAATCCCATGATATTCGCAAACTGAAACACCTGAATAGGCGTCATCCTATAGCTCTGTCGTCCGTTCACACCCGAGAAACGCAGCTGCTCATAGAAAGCAATGAACTCCTGAGCCTTGTCGATACGGAATGTATACCGCTCCAGCATCTTCAAAAACCGCTCCAGGGCGAGCAGCTCATACATGTTATGCCGTTCCGGATGACCGATAAGACCGCGGGCATACTGGCTGAGTCTTCTGTCTATCTGTCCCAGCCGGTACGCCTTCAAGTCCGCTTCGCGCAGCCGCTTCACGCACTCCGCCTTGCAGACCCTCGCCTTTTCCTTCTCATCTTCCGTCATCTCGTCCTCTGTCCTCTTTGCCGCCGCTGTCTTTTCCGTCGTCCTCCGTGCGTCAGTCCTCCTTGTGTGCTTTAGTCCTCCTTGTGTGCTTCAGCCCTCCTTGTGTGCTTCAGCCCTCCTTGTGTGCTTCAGTCCTCCTTGTGTGCGTCAGCCCTCCTTGTGTGCGTCAGCCCTCCTTGTGTGCGTCAGCCCTCCTTGTGTGCGTCAGCCGTTCAGTATGCCTCGCCTGTGGCGAGGTCCTGCTGCTCATCCGTGTCTCTCTCGCATCGTCGTGCCTCTCTCGTCTTTGCCGGGTTCTGTAAGCCGCTGCTCAGCAGCGGCCCTTGTCATTCCGCCTTCTTCGTCTTCTTGGCCATCTTAAATTCTTTCTTCTTCTTTCCCCCGATCACCGCCATCATGCTCATCAGCTTATCCCCTGCCGGGCTTCTCGGGTCCTTTTCCGTAGCCACGAAGCCTGCCGGTTTCGCCACGGCCAGTCCCAGGTCCCGCATATACTTCCTTATTTCCTCCGCGATGGGAACCAGCAGACTCGCGGCCGGGCTCACTTTTATTCTGGCCTTCCCCTCCCTGCTCTCGTTGTTGATCTCCAAGCCCTTTGCCATTGCCGCGTTCACCTGCGCAAACCGCTCCTTCAGTGCCGCAAGGTCCCAGATCATAGGCTCCAGCGTCTCTTCATAGAGCCCCCTGCCAACCATGCAGTCCACAAGTTCATCGTGGAAATCCTGCGCCGTCTGTCCTTTCTTTGTTGCCATTCTCGCCTTCTTTTTCCGTTTTTAGTCCCTATCTGTCATTATCTCGCCCCTCATCCCCCCGTCCGTCACCGCTTCCGCTCTTTTTGCCCCCTGCCTGCTTCCCGTTTCCCCTACCTTCCTCGTCCCCTTCCTTGCCCCTCGTCGTTCCTTGTCCCCCTCCTTGCCCCTCGTCGTTCCTCGTCCCCTCGTCGTTCCTCGTCCCCCTCCCTCTTCGTTCCTTTTCACCGCGTTAGCCGTCCGGTATGCCACGGCTGTGCCGTGGCCCTCTTGCTCCGTCGCACTTCCGTTCATAGTTCCTCAACGGCCATGTCTGAGAAGCCACATGCCCACCAAATAAACCAATACCCAGCCCCACAGCAGAGAGAAGCTCATCGAACCGCCAATCATTTCTCCCCTCCTTTCAGCAACTCTCTGAACTTCTTAGCCATAGCCTCGGCCTCGGCCTTCGTTTTGAAGCAGTTGCCGAATAAGAACATATCATCTAATATCATATTTCCTTCTGACCCTCTCCCCGTAGCTACATTTCCTGTTTTGGTAATGTAGTAGTACCGATCGCCTACTTTTGGCTTCCACGGCCAATCTACGAGATCTTTTTTCTCGGCATCCCAGTCCTTGCCATACTCATGCAGCATCTTATGGAATTCATTGATCTCCGTTTCTGTTGCAAGTCTGTAAAACTTCGTCAGCAGTGTATCATCGTCTCGACAAAGACCATCCGTATTACTTACAGAGACGTATGTAAAAAATTCGTCGTCAAACTCTGCCTTTTCATCGCAATATACTACGTATTCTTTGGTGTCAGTAGCAGAGAGAATGTCCCCGTCCTTCCACTGCTGAGCAGGAAGCTTTATCTCTTTGTAGTTATCCATGATGATATGCGCCCATTCAACTTCTGTTGGTTCCCAGCCAATACATCCATTGTGCATAATGTAGTAGAGCTTCGAGGGGTCGTTTCCACTGCATATATTCAACCTTTTGCCACCACGGACACGAAGTTCCTGGAGGACTTCATCGCCACGTCCGGGAACGCCAATGATATATACTTTCTGTTTCTCTTCCATAGTCTTGTATTTAATCTGTTAATAACTCCGTAATTACTATAGGTTGTCCACGTCTTCGTGTATATAGAAGACTGCGGCCTCCTCTGCCTCCTTGACCAGAGCCTTCACCGTCGGGTTCACCCCGCCCATGTATCTCTTCACCTCCTTCACGAATCCCTCCACGCTCCGGATCACAGCCACACGCGCACCGGCCGCCCCCGCACGGCAGAGGAACACCCGCTGATCCGTCGACAGCCGTCCCGTCTTCGTCTTCAGCTCCATCGCCAGGTAACTGTAATTATACTCCGAGCTCGGCAAGAGCAGCAGCAGATCCGACACCCCCTTGCGTTGGCCCATCGCCTTGCCTATGGCGCCTCTCACGCGGCCCCCTGCCATTCCCTCGTTCATCGGGTGCACCAGCAGCCCCGTCGCCCACGGGTATTGCAGCTCGAACCACTTCACGCACGCAATCTGCAATGCCTGTTCCTCATGTCCCGGGCGCTTGCGTCCCGTCGTTTCCTTCATATTGTTTTCCATTCTTTTCCCTTTTCTTTTCTTTTTCTGTTTGTCGTTTTTTTCTTTCCGCGTCAGCCGTCCGGTTTGCCACGGCTGTGCCGTGGCCCTCTTGCTTTACCGCCTTTCCGACGCCTGTCCGTGTCCAATGGTCCGCTCCGTTCTGTTCAGCGGCTTACAAGCCGCCGCCCTGGTCAACAGCATCCTTGTTACACCTCAATTGATTAATTTGATTCCATACCGTTCCGCAAACAACTTGACAGCCCATTGTGGTTTCTCGTCACGGAAGAGCGCACCGCCCTTGTTTGGGTCGCTGCACTTGTAGTTCTCCAGCTCTTCAGAATATTTCCCAGTCAACGCCGCCAAATACGTGTCCGCCTTGCCTGTACCGTATATCCCGTACCGCTTTTGTATGTATGCCAAATCAGCCTTAAGCTTAGGACTGCATGTCAAAGCCTCGTTATTGCCGTGAACGTACACCACCGCCAATATCCGTGCCGCCGTGTCCGTGCTGATCACCGGTATTCCGGACGCAAGAGCCGTCCGCAATATATCCCTGTATATGTCAATGCTTGCCATCTTATCTTTTTTTTACCAATTTCTTTTGCGCATGTTTGCGATACTCAGAATTGAATTCCCGGTCGCATAATATAGTGTCATAAACCTGCTCGTATGTATAAGCAGGGAAAGCCTTGGCTATCTGAGGTAGAGTATAGTCTTTCTCTATCAATTCCAAGCACTTCGCACGGTCTAAGAAAACGATTTTATAAGGTCCGTCCTTATAGGTCGGCATACGGTTCTTGTTCACTCGTTCCTTGGCCTTTTTGTCTTCATGAGTCTTATATTTCCAAGCTTCCCCATATCCCCACTTATACACCAGCCGGTTCACCGTATTCCTGTCACAGCCTACCACATCTGCAATCTGGCGGGGAGACATCTGCCACGCCACCATCTGACCGACCCTGTCTTTCCATTCCGAGAATTTCATCGCCTCCTCAGAGGTGGCGCTTCCGATGGGACGACCGAGAAGTATGCCCATTTTCATGCGCATACGCAGGCCCTCCTTCGTACGTTGCCGTATCATCTGCCTCTCTATCTCAGCAGACAAGCCGAAGGCAAAAGCCAGTACTTTACTCTGAATATCATCACCAAGCACAAAGTGATCCTTCACCGTGTAGATCACGGCACCGACCTCCATGCAGTGGTGCAGAATATCCATCACCATGTACAGGTCACGCCCCAAACGGCTTATCTCCGAGCATATAATCACATCCCCCTTCGTTACCTTCGAAAGCAAAGGGCCAAGATTCCGCTTATCCGGATCCTTTCCACCACTTACGCCCTCGTCAGTGATATATTTTTCGATCACCATCCCCTTCGATTTGGCAAAGCCGTCCACGCCCTGCCTTTGTGAGTTCACGTCCTGCTCGTCCGTACTCACCCTCAGATAACCGTATATCATCTTTTCCTTTCCGTTTATTCTTTCTATTTATTTTTTCTGTTTATTCTTTCTGCGTCCGCTCCGTTCTGTTGGCGGCGGCTTACAAGCCGCCGCCAACATGTGCGTCAGCCGTCCGGTCTGCCACGGCTGTGCCGTGGCCCTGCCGTCCTGCCACTCCACCGCTATCGTGTCCTACTGTTCTTTTTCCTTTCCGCTTCCTCCTCGTACCACTGCTTGCTGTACGCTATCGGCACCAGCGTGTCGATCTTCACCGGCTGAGCCTTCACCATTCTCAGTTTCGCATCTCCGTTATTTTTCAAAGTATCCTTCCACTTATCTCGGAAATACAGCAGCGCCTTCTTCTTCGCGCCCCCGATGTCATCCAGTCCTCTCAGCGACACCAGCAAGTTGCCCTCTTCCACCTGAACCTTTTGCAGCTCCGTCTTGAAGTACATCAGCACACCCTTCACCCGATAATAGCTCTTCCAGTCCTTATCCTCCTCGTCTTCCTCGTCCTGATAGAAGTCATCCCATTTCATGCCGCTGTCATCCTCAACGCTGATTCCCTCGATCTTCACGCTGCGCACAAACACATAGCCCGTCAGCTCACGGTACACCGCACCATACTCCAGCGCCATCTGTATCGCATCCTCCACAGACTTCGCACGCACGCAGTAGTGCAAGGCCATGCCTTCGTTATGCAGCACCACCGTGTACACGCTCAGTCCCGACAGAGGCTCATACTGTAAGTCCGGAAATGCCATGTCGCACACCTTCACACTCTCGATCTCTCCCGTCTCGATGAAAAACATGATCTTCGACACCGCCGTCTTCGTCAGCTTACCGTTCCACGTGAAGACCACCTCAGTGCGATGCACCTCCGTCACCTCGCCCGTATCCTCGTCCGTGAACTCCTCCGTCCACGTCTTCTTCGGCCTTTCGGCCAGATACTTCCCGAGCATCTCCTTAGGATCCGAAGTCTCCGTCACCTTGATGTCCTTCACACGCATGTAGCGCTTCTGAGCCTTCTCCTCAGAAGCCTTCTTGTTTTTCTCTTCCATCTTGCTTTTCTTTTAAACTCACCGGGCACCATGCCCGATGTTCTCGCCACTGGGAGAGGACTCGAACCCCTATATCCGGGCACCGACTGCCCGCCCAGTGAAAACCGGCCTATACTCACGCACCAACCGGAAAAAATTATTATGACTCAGTATAAGAAATCGTCTCCGCCGATGCTCACGCACCAGCGACAGACCAGTGTACAAACCCCGGCGCCCCGGGGAAAAAAGAGAAATGATAAAAAATAAGTAACTTTATTAACTATAAAAGTTTATCACTACGTTATGGAATGAAAAAAAATCTCTGTGCGGCCCATGGGACTCGAACCCATCTCACCTGCTCCCTCAGCAGCGAATATGATTTGCCAGCAAGTCGGCGCCATTGCTCGTCGGCCGCATGACCATGACTATACTCACGCACCGTCATGGATCAAAAAACGAATTCTAACATCTATGAACTTTATGTAGAGTAATCAAGATCTTCTAAAAACCCCATGACTATGCTCACGCACCGTCATGGTAACAATCTACTAATCTACTAACCTATATAACAATCAAAAAAACTGTCGTTGAGAAATCCAATATCTTCTAAAAACCCATGACTATGCTCACGCACCGTCAGGGAAAATCTACCTATTGAAAAAAAAGAATAAAGTTAGCTCACGCTTGAGCCGGAAATAATTCACACATGTTTAACCTTCTAAAATTTAAGTTGTTCTATCGAATATCCAAAAATCGTAACATTACACTTGTTGTCATCGTCATATATATCAATCTCAAAACGCCCGTATTGCGCTGTCGGAAGTCAGCGCGGGGAACGATAGCACATACCCCACCCGTTCTCACATACAACGTAGGGGCTAACGGCGCCGAAGACCCTATATCTGACACACATGAGCAGCTTCCACCTGCCATGAGCAAATATTTTCTTTCTACGTTGTCGGAAAGATCACTCTTCCCGATCCCAAACGGTTTTTTCTTCACTATAACCCGAACGACCGCAAAAATGTCACCACGTCCGAGTCCATCTCACGCATCTCACCACGGAACCTGCGCCTCAGCTTCATCTCCTTGTGCACCCTCAGGTGACACTCATGGCACAGAGCCTCCAGATTCTCAGGATCGTACGCCAGTCTCAGCATCTCACCCTCATCGTGCCCCGTGCCTATCGGCCGCTTATGGTGCACCTCTGTAGCCCGGCTGTCCAGTATTCCCCGTTTCTCGCATTCCTCGCACATCGGGTGCATGGCAATGTACTTATCACGCAGCTCATGCCATTTCTTCCCCCTGATGATATGCTTGTAAAGCTTCTGCCCCTTCCTTTTGTCCTTCATCGTCCCTCCGTCTTTGTTTCTTGCCTCTTGGCCCTTTTCTTTTCCGTCCTTCTGCTTTCCGTCCTTCTGCTTTCCGTCCTTTGGCTTTCCGTCCTTTTGCTTTCCGTCCTTTGGTTTTCCGTCCTTTGGCTTTCCGTCCTTTGGCCCTCTTTCCCCGCGTCAGCCGTCCGGTTTGCCGCGGCTGTGCCGTGGTCCTCCCGCTGTGCCGTGGTCCTCCCGCTGTGCCGTGGTCCTCCCGCTCTGCCTTGGTCCTCCCGCTGTGCCGTGGTCCTTCCATTCTGCCGCGACCCTCCCGCTCTGCCGTGTCTCTCTTGCTCTGGTGTCCTTTGCCGTCATCGTCGCTCTCTGACATCCCCAGGCCACTCTCTTTCCTTGCCGTCCTTCTCGCATTCCTCGAAAAGCTCAAGTATTTCCGAGCCAATATCCAGGCAGCTCTCCAACTCTTCGGTTCCCGATCGGCCTCTTGCCTTCGCCCAGACATCCCGCATCGCATTCCCGGTCACCGACTTCACCAGCCTCTCAGCCATTCCCCCGTCCATCAGCACCAGCAGACTGCTCAGCGATGAGAATATCAACCCGCGCAGCACATCGCTCATCGTGCATCCCCCGCCATGCACCACGTTCCCCCGTTTTGCCAGCCGCATCACCAGCTCAAACTCTCCCTCAGTGAGTCTCACCGTCACCCGCCTGTTCCGGTAGCTGCTCCGGCCGCCGCTCGTCGCTCCTGTCAACGCTCCCGTCGTCGTTCCTGTCAACGCACCAGTCGTCGCACCAGTCGTCGTACCAGTGGAGTTGCCGCTCACGCCTTCCATCGTCCTGCTCTTCGTTTCTTGTTTCTTCATCGTCGTCTGCTCTTCGTTTTTTGTCCTTCGTTTTTTTGTCCTTCGTTTTTTGCTCCTTCGTTTTTTGCTCCTTCGTTGCCTATTTCCCGTCATCCATCGCCTCACCGGCCATTACCTTCAACCACCCGTCTGCCCATCCTTCATCCACCCGTCCGGCCATCCTCCGACCACCCGTCCGGCCTTCCTCCGACTACCCCAAAATGGGGGTCGTTTTTCAGGTTTTGTGTGTTCCCGTGAGTGTTGGGTGGGTTTCGGGCTGGGGTAGGGGCGTTTTTTATTCACTGCCCCCCCTGCCTCAGCAAGGCCTTGACCCTGTAAATTTCGTTGTCGACTGCGTGCTCAAGCCGCTTAGCCTCAACAAGCGTCAACTTGCGACGCGTCTCGAAATACTCTCTCTGCTTGTCCCGCATCTTAGCGACGAGGGCAAAAAATTCTTCTGCTTTCATGCTTTGTTTGTTTGGTTGATGATGTTGTCCTCACACGGTGCCGCGCTGATATGCGTGACATACCGTCTCAGCTTCGTACACCAGCGTCCGTTGATGCAGTTGCGTCCGCTCGCACAGTCACGGCACGCCAACGGTACTTGCTGCTGCTTCATGCCTCATCAGTGCTTGTTTCTGCCTCTTGTACTCAGCGAATGGTATCGCATTGGCCCGGTCGCGCTGATCCTTCTGCTCACGCTGTATGCGCTCACGCTCCCTCTGCTCGGCGGCGGCGATGTCGGACTGTTCTGTTTGTCCTTGACGTGCCGCTCGATCCCTTCCGATCTCGCGGATCTTGCGCAGCCAGCTGTTGAAGTGCGCCTTGGCATCCTCCAGCGTGCGTGGCTTATCCTTGCCGTTGGCCACACACTCAGCCTTGAAGCGTGGCAGCAGACTCACCATGTCGGCCTTGGTCATGCGGTGAAGCGCTTGCAGGTTGTCGAGCCACACATCCGACCTCGCCAGTGCTTCAATGCTTTGATCCAGACTGAGCAGCTCTTGCATTGGAGTCGGCGACGGCGGCGGTGTCTCGCGCGCACGCATGTGCGCATCTCCTCCTCCACCTCCTTTATCCTTCTCCATATCCATATCCTTTATCGTATTGATTTGCTTTTGTTCTGCTTTTATTTTGCTTTTGTTTTGCTTTTGTTCTGCTATTGATTTGCTTTGCTCGGTCGTTTCTGTCTGCTTTTGCTTTGCTTCTTCTTCCTCTTGTGACGGTGCTTTTGTCTGCTCGTCAGCGTCAGACTTAGCAGCAAAACGGTTGCCGCTGTTGCGCACGGTACCCTTGCCACTCTTGCCGCCCTGTTGCCCTGCCATGGCCTTGTTGCGTGTGGCGGCAATGTTGGGCGCCAGTAAGTCCCAAGCCATCAGCATTCCTTCGTCGAAGTCCAGAGCCTCAACATCCGGCTCGTTGCCATATAGCACAAACTCGCTGATAGCAAACATCATCTTACCATAGCGGCTGTAGTCTCCGTTTCTCACGAGTCTTTTCAGCGCCTTGTGATAGCTCTCCATAAGCACATAGTGTTTCAATCCGTTTTCGCTGTCTTCCATGATGCTCGTTTTTTAGTTGTTACAAATTTCCTTCGCCTTCACAATGCAGATAGCCTTCTTGATCTCAGCCTTGGAGTAATAGACCGCGCAGTTCTGCGTCTCGCCCGACTTCACCGGGTGCAGCAGTCCGGCCTCAGCCCATTTGAGGAGCATCACCGGCCGAAAGCCTCTCTCCTTCAGAAAGCGCTCAGCCTGCGACTTCTTCATCTTGTCCTGACTCGGGTCAATGCCTTTCATGTACTCTTGTACACCTGCGTCCACCGCATGGCTGATGAGCCATGTCAGATCTTTCATGGTGATGTTGATCATAACCTTTCTCCTTTCTTGAAACATGCTATGCGCACCTTCTTGGTAAGCAGATCCTCGCTCACCGTGTACTTATGGTAGCCCACGGCACGGTTCAGCTTCCCGCTCTTGGTGCGAAGCGATTTGAGGTTATAAGCGTCCGGCTCCAGATACTTGATCTGTCCCTCTTCGACGCTTCTGAATAGTGGTCCCAATACATCCTTCTTCATCGCTTATCAATTTAGTAAGGCTCCGGCAAGCAGCAGCACGGCACACAGACCGGCAGGTGCCAGAATCCCGTAACACAAATATTCCATAGCCGTGAAACCTTCACGGTCCATGTCCTCACACATGATTCTCAGAAACTCTTTCATCTTGTTTTCCTTTCTTTTTTATCTATTTCCCGTTGCTTCGTTCAAATATTTATCGTATATTTGTAAACGAGTAACTTTATTCGGTGGCAAAGATAGAAGATATTCTGTAATAAACCAAACAAAATACAGATTATTTTCTGTACAAATGCTATTTACCGAATAATAGAACAAAACATTAGTAATTTAGACGACCTGCTTATGGAAGAAAGTGTAAAACAGCGGATTTTAGCCTTTATAAAGGAGAAATCCATCGGTCAAAAGAAATTTGAAGAGACCGTAGGTTTATCAAATGGTTACGTCAATAACCTGAAAGCGTCCCCGTCTTCTAATGTCTTACAGAAGATATTCAGCGCTTATCCAGATTTGAATAAGTCTTGGCTTCTTACCGGTGAGGGTTCCATGCTGTCAGCATCAGAGCCTGATTCCATTTCAGCCTCATCATCCACCGACATCTCGGCCGTCCTCAACAAGGCCATGGACGAGATAGCAGCGCAGCGACGGCTCACGGAGAAATCCCAGCAGCAGATCGACCGTCTGCTCTCGCTACTGGAAGCCGACCGCCATACATCTACGGCCTCATCCGCAGACACCGCATCTGATGAGGACAGCGAAGCCCCCCGCAAGCGTGCATAGTCATCGCCTTGCATCCCAGTGACAAGCGCCCATGAACGGCTTGTCTTGCTTTCCCAATTCCGTTCCCATCTTCCCAATATCATTCCCAAACATAGGAAAACCTTGCGCGCCATATCTTTTTTTCTCATTAATATTTGTATGCAACCAATTTTATTATTATCTTTGCGCATAGGAAAACAAGACAAGCCATGGTAACTCAGAAAGAGACTCGAGAGAAAGAACGATCCAGCAGGGAAAGCCTCGGGAAGTTCTTCTACGACCTTGCAAAGGCTACGTTCACAATAATGGTGCTCACAAACTCAATAGCGCTATTCATATCGACTAACTATATATTAGCTGGTATATTCATAGCAATAGGATTGACTTCTACGGCAGCACTTGCAAGAATAGGTTATTCAATTATTAATAAATAAAGACTATGATAGTAATGATAATGACATATAGTGCCATCGCTCTTTGCGGCATTGGCATCCTGCTTTGGTTCCGCACCAAAAGCGGCAAAAAGTGGCTGTCCAATCTGTAGAGTTTATGATTTGGCTAATACTCACATTCGCCATTGGCAGCCTCATCGGGCTCGGCTTCATCATTTGGCTTCACACCAAAAAGGGTAAAGAGTGGCATGCCACATTATAAGCAAAGATGGAAACATTAATTGTATATATGGTCTCACTGGCGTTTGCGCTCGGTTTCCTCGGGTGGCTTCACACCAAGAGCGGCAAGAAGCGGCTGTCCGACCTATAAAGTTTCAATCGCCATGGAAGCATTAGGACTTTTACTCACCCTGAGCCTCATCACAGGCATCGCCATCCTGCTTTGGTTCCGCACCAAGAGTGGTAAGAAGTGGCTGTCCGACCTGTAATTAACATAGAAGAGACGTGAACCAGATAAGAGTAATTCTAAGTGAGGAGGCTAAAGCCTTCCTT